TCAGTTAACAGAAAACAAGAGCAGTTAACGCTTGCTGGTCACGTTCGCGGAGTTTGCACTGATCAAAGGCTGCACCAAGGCGGCAGTCACTCATGCAAGCAAGAGCCGAATCGCTGAGGCTGTTGTTGAGGAGGACGGCAAGCGTTGGCTCGATCGTGATCTTGCGCTGGAGCTGTGGCGGAAGAACACGCTGAAAAACAACAACGCGAAGGTGGACGAACCTGATCCGGTGGAGCCGCGGCCAGCTAACCCGCGAGAGTTGCGGCAGCGGTTGGCTGCGTTGCCTGATGATGAGATTCCGGAGCTGAATGAAAGCCGCGCGCGACGTGAGCACTACCAAGCGGAGCTAGCGAAGCTGGAGGTGGACCTGAAGCGGCGCGATCTGGTGCCTGCGGTGGATGTGAAGAAGGAGGCCTTCGCGATGGGGCGGAGTGTGCGTGAGGCGCTGGCGAACTTGGCGGATCGGCTATCGCACCAGCTTGCTGGCGAGACGGATCCAGCGGCGATCCATCAGGTGCTGACGGAGGAGCACCGTGCTGCGTTGGTGGAGTTGGCTGATGGTTAATCCATGGCGCGCTGGCTTCATGGAGGGGTTACGCCCTGAGGAGCCGCTGACGGTTAGCCAGTGGTCGGACCGCTATCGGCGGTTGAGCAGCAAGGCATCGGCGGAGCCTGGACCGTGGCGGACGGCAAGGACTCCTTACCTGCGGGAGCCGATGGACTGCTTGAGCAGCAGTAGCCCGGTGCAGCGGGTGGTGATGATGTTCGCGGCGCAGACGGGCAAGACGGAAGCGGGCAGCAACTTTTTGGGCTATGTGATCGACCATGCGCCCGGTCCGATGTTGTGCGTGCAGCCGACGGTGGAGATGGCGAAGCGCTTGAGCAAGCAGCGGCTGGAGTCGATGATTACTGATACCCCGTGCTTGGCGCAGAAGATCGCACCGGCAAGGAGCCGCGACTCTGGGAACACGATGTTCTCCAAGGAATACCCTGGCGGAATCATGTTGTTGACCGGCGCAAACAGTGCGACGGGATTGCGCTCAGCGCCGTGCCGGTATTTGTTCGCCGATGAGATCGATGCCTTCCCGAGCGACGTGGATGGCGAGGGCGATCCGGTGGCGCTGGCAGAGCGGCGGACGACCACGTTCGCGCGGCGGAAGATCCTGCTGACGAGCACGCCGACGGTGAAGGACTTCAGCCGCATCGAGGCGGAGTATGAGCGGAGCGACCAGCGGCGGTTCTATGTGCCGTGCCCATGCTGCGGCGAGATGCAATGGCTGCAGTGGTCAAGGTTGAAGTGGGAGGAGCGGCGACCGGAGACGGCGAGGTATGAGTGCGACAAATGCGGCGAGCGATTCGAGGAGGTGCATAAGCCACGGATGCTGGGCGCTGGTGAGTGGCGGGCGACGGCACCAAGCGATGGGAAGACTGCTGGCTTCCATCTGTCAGGTCTGTATAGCCCGCTGGGATGGTGCAGCTGGGAGCAGTTGGTCGATGACTTCCTGCGTGCGAAGGGCGACGGTCCCGCGCTAAAGGCTTTCGTCAACACCCGGTTGGCAGAGACATGGGAGGAGGACTATGCGGCGGCGGTGAACGCTGAAGGCCTGATGACCAAGCGGCTGGCGTATGAGCCGGGCACATGCCCTGATGGGGTGGTGCTGTTGACGGCCGGGGTGGACGTGCAGGACAACCGACTGGCGGTGAGTGTGTGGGGATGGGGCGAGGGCGAGACCGGCTGGCTGGTGTGGCATCAGGAGCTGATGGGCGACCCGACCCAGCTCGAGGTCTGGAAGCAGTTGGATCATGTGCTGGCCACTGGCTGGGCGACAGCTTGCGGGAAGGAATTGAAGATCGCGCAGATGGCGATCGACTCTGGCGGCCACTGCACGCATGAGGTCTACAACTATGTGCGCGAGCGTGTGCGCCAAAGTGTGGTTGCGATCAAAGGCAGCAGCAGGCGCAACAGTCCGGCGGTGGGCAAGGGCAACAAGGTGGACGTGAACTGGCGCGGGAAGGTGCTGAAAAAAGGCGTGACGCTGTACCAGCTCGGGACTGACACGATCAAGACGACGCTGTTCGGCAGGTTGCGACATAACGAAACGGGCGGCAGCTTGAACTTCGGCATGGCTGCTGATGAGGAATACTTCCGGCAGTTGACCAGTGAACGGCAGGCGCTGCGGTATCACCGGGGATTCCCGATCAGGGAGTGGGTGAAGAAGTCGGGTGATCGAAATGAAGCGTTGGATTGTGCGGTGTATGGGTATGCGGCGCTGCTGATTTACAGCCGGCGGATGAATCAGGCAACGATGTGGGAGCAGTTGCGGCAGCAGATGGAAGAAGGGAAGAAGGCACCGCTAAGATCAAGGAAGCAGTCGCCAGCACCCGTGGCTGCTAGTGGCTTCGTCAGCAACTGGTAGGCCGTGAACATCCCGAGCGAGATCAGAGCAGGCGACACGATCCAGTGGCGGGATGTTGCTGGTGTGGACAATCTGGGCAATGAGGTCAGCAGTTCGGATTACACGCTGACCTACTACCTGCGGTTCAACGCTGCGAGCGAAGGCGCGACGGTGGTGGGCACTGCGTATGGGACCGGCTGGCAGTTCAGCATTGCTGCGGCCACGAGCGTGAACTTCGATGCCGGCACTTGGTACTGGCAAGCTGTTGCGACCAAGACTGGCAGCACGATCACGCTGGGCAGCGGCCAGTCGACGGTATTGGCGGCGCTGAGCTATTCGGGCACACCGGCAGCGCTGGATGGACGGTCGCAGGCGCAGAAGGATCTTGATGCGGTGCAGGCCGCGATCCGCACGATCGTCGCCGGTGGTGTGGCGAAGGAATACACGATCGGCAACCGGAGCCTGAAGAAATACGACCTGACGGATTTGCTGGCTTTAGAAACTAAGTTGAAGGCCGACGTGAATCGTGAGCAGAAGGCTCAGCTGATCGCCAATGGTCTGGGCAATCCGTTCAATCTGTTTGTGAGGTTCTGATGGGTCTGCGCACTCGGCTGTTCAAGGCAATGGGATTCGCGCCGATCCGGCCGCGGCAGCGTGCGTATCAGGGCGCGCGCGTTAGCCGGCTGACGGCCGACTGGGTGACCAGTGGCACCAGCGCCGATAGCGAAATCAAGTCGAGCTTCAAGGCACTGCGCAACCGGGCGCGGCAGTTGTGCCGTGACTCGGACTATGCGAAGCAGGCGCTGCGCGCTATTCAGAACAACGTGATCGGCCATGGCATCCGGCATCAGAGCCAGGTGCGGATGCTGCGCGGCGGCAAGTTGGATGAGGCGATGAACGCCCAGATCCATGAGGCGTTCGAGAAGTGGATGAATAAATACCGCTGCGACGTGAGCGGCCTGCTTGGCTTCCACGATATTGAGCGGCTGGCGGTGCGCAGCTTGGCGGAGAGCGGCGAGATCTTCATCAGGATGATCCGCCGGCCGTTCGGCGATAGCCGTGTGCCGTTCGCGCTGCAGCTACTTGAGGCGGACTACCTGATCGATGACGACGTGCCGCAGGCCAAGGATGGCAACACGGTGCGAATGGGCATCGAGGTGGATCAGTACCTGCGGCCGCAGGCGTATCACTTCTATGCGAACCATCCGGGCGATACCTACGCCGGCAACGTGCGCACCACTGGCCGCCGGATCCGGGTGCCTGCTGATGAGGTGATCCATCTGTTCATCCCGGAGCGGCCTGGTCAGACCAGAGGCGTGACGTGGTTCGCGTCGGCGCTGATGCGGCTGCACATGCTGCAGGGCTATGAGGAAGCCGAGCTCGTGCGGGCACGAGCTAGCAGCGCGCTGATGGGATTTATTACAAGCCCCGAAGGTGAGCTGACAGCGGATGAAGTTTACGAAGGCGAGCGCGTCAGCGAGTTTTCTCCTGGGGTCTTTAAGTATCTCGACCCCGGTCAAAGCGTGACGGTGCCGGACATGAACGCACCGGACGGCCAGCTTGAGCCATTTACCCGTTCGATGCTGCGCGCTGTGGCTGCTGGTTTGGGCGTGAGTTTCGAGAGCATCAGCAAGAACTTCTCAGAGAGCAACTACAGCAGCAGCCGGCTGAGCCTGCTTGAGGAGCGCGATGCGTACCGCGTGCTGCAGCGGTACATGATCGAGAACTTCCACCAGCCGGTGTTCAACGCATGGCTGGAGATGGCGGTGCTGAGCGGTGCGGTGAACCTGCCTGGGTATGAGACCAACCCTGATCGCTATCGCGCTAGCAAGTGGATCCCCCGGAGCTGGGAGTGGGTGGACCCGCAGAAGGAAGTGGATGCGTACAAGACCGCTGTGCGTTGCGGCTTCAAGACTCTGACGCAGGTGATCGCCGAGCAAGGCGGTGATCTGGATGATGTGATGCTCACCCGTCAGAGCGAGCTGGCGATGCTCGATGAGTTCAACATCATCACGGACACCGATCCGAGCGAGGTGACTGAGGGTGGTGCCGTGCAGGCTGCGAGGCCGATGGGCACCGAGCCGCCGTTCGAGGAAACCGAGCCAGTGATCGAGGAGGAGGAGGATTATCCCGAGGAAGAAGGGACTGAAGATCTGAGCGAGCAACTACAGGGAGATTGATGGCAACGATCGAGGGGCAGGAGATTGACCTGATGCCCACGGAGGGCATGAAGGAGGAGGCGCAGCGCTATCGGGACTGGAAGGCTGACGGGCGCGATGGTGGCACTGAGGTGGCGGCTAGGCGAGCTGGGCAGATCCTTGGCGGTGATGAGCTGAGCGCCGACACGGTGATCACGATGGCGGCATGGTTCGCCCGGCATGAGGTTGACAAGCAGGGCGAAGGATTCAGTCCCGGCGAGGATGGCTATCCATCGCCTGGCCGTGTGGCATGGGCAGCATGGGGCGGAGATGCTGGTCAGGAATGGGCTACATCAAAGGCCGATAGAATCAAGGCATTACAAGAAAGAAGCGCCGTGGACTTAGAGCGCCCCTATCCGAACGAACATGCTGCTCGGTTGACTGATCCCGAGCAATATGACTCGCTTCGTCGAGAGAACGATGCGGGCGGCTCAGGAATTGACTTCATCTACGGGATCAAGGAAGGAACGTCTGAGATTCAGGCCATCCGGTTCCGTAGTTCGCAGTTCACGCCGGCTGAGGCGCGTGAGTGGTTGGCCGAGAATGACTTCGATCCGATCATGTTCGAGGAAGCTACGGGCGATGGTGAAGCCGATCGTGCTGCACCGGGCGAGCTGAGCGAGGGCGACTTCGTGCAGTGGGATTCGAGCGGTGGCACTGCCCGTGGCCGGATCGAGCATGTGATGCGTGAGGGCACGCTGGGCGTACCCGACACCGAGTTCAGCATCGATGCCAGCGCTGAGGATCCTGCTGCATTGATTCGGATCTATAGCGAAGGCGATGAAGGCTGGGAGGCGACTGAGACGCTGGTCGGTCATAAGTTCTCGACGCTCACCAAGATCGCGGCACTGCGGAGTCTGACGGGCAAATATCAGCGTGCAGAGCTGACCAGCTTTGATGAGGTGGAGGAGCGGACCTTCGAGTTCCCCTTCAGCTCGGAGTATCCGGTGGCTCGGTATTTCGGCAATGAGATTTTGAGCCACGAAAGCAAGGCGGCTGATCTCAGTCGCCTGAACGATGGCGCTCCGCTGTTGTTCAACCACAACCCTGATCGCGTGATCGGTGTTGTGGAGCGCGCGTATATCGACGGCAATAAGCGCCGAGGATATGCGCGTGTGCGGTTTAGCCGCAACTCATTCGCTCAAGAGATCTTGAGTGATGTGAAGGATGGCGTTCTCAGGAATGTCTCCTTCGGCTACTCCATCGACAAAATGGAGGAGCGCGGCAGTGGCGACTTTGTTGCTACTGCTTGGTCTCCTTATGAGATCAGCGTTGTCTCGGTGCCGGCTGACCCCGGCGTTGGGATTGGCCGATCTCTGCAGGATGACACTGCTGCTTCGGCAGCACCAACACCCGATCCCATTCCTTCAATGGAAAACACCACCCCCGATCTGGCCGTGGTGCGTGCCGAAGCCGCCGAGGCTGAGCGCGCCCGCATCTCGGACATCACCTCCCTGTGCACCAAGCACGGCATGGAGGACCTTGGCCGGCAGATGGTCGAGTCTGGTCGTTCAATCGACGAGGCTCGTGCTGCTGTCCTCGACAAGCTCAACATTCCCCAGGAGACCGTGACCATGCAGGCCGCCGACATTGGCCTCAGCGAGAAGGAGAGCCGCAGCTTCTCCTTCCTGCGTGCCATCAACTATCTTTCCAACCCGACCGACCGCTCTGCCCGTGAGGCTGCTGCGTTCGAGATCGAGGCCTCTGAAGCTGCTGCTGCCAAACTCGGCCGTCAGTCCCGTGGCATCACCATCCCCCAGGATGTGCTGCGCCGTGACCTGAACGTCGGCACCGCTTCCGCCGGCGGCAACCTGGTTGCTACCGAGCTGGATGCCGGTTCGTTCATCGACCTGCTCCGTAACGCTTCCGCCCTGGATCAAGCTGGCGCCACCGTGCTGACCGGCCTGACCGGCAACGTGGCTATCCCCCGCCAGTCCGGCGCTGCTACCGCTTACTGGGTGGCCGAGTCCGGCTCCCCCACGGAGTCCCAGCAGACCGTCGACCAGGTGAGTCTGGTGCCCCGTACCGTGGCGGCCTACACAGACTTCAGCAGGCGCCTGATGATCCAGTCCTCCATCGACGTGGAGAACATGGTGCGCAGCGACCTGGCCAGCGTGATCGCTCTGAAGATCGACGCCGCCGGCCTGTATGGCACCGGCTCCAACAGCGAGCCCCTGGGTCTGAAGAACACCACCGGCATCGGCACCGAGGACTTCGCTGCTGCTGCTCCTACCTTCGCTGAGGTGGTGGCACTGGAGAGCGACGTGGCTACTGCCAACGCTCTGCTCGGTACGCCTGTGTACCTGATGAACGCTGCTATGCGCGGCAACCTCAAGACCACGAAGAAGGACGCCGGCTCCGGCATCTTCATCATGGAAAACGGCGAGGTGAACGGCTACCGCGGTGTGCTGTCCAACCAAGTGGCTTCTGGCGATCTGTGGTTCGGCAACTTCGCCGACCTGATCATCGGCTACTTCTCTGGCCTCGACCTGATGGTGGACCCCTACACCCACAGCACCAGCGGCACCGTCCGCGTTGTGGCGATGCAGGACTGCGACATCGCAATCCGCCATCCTGAGTCCTTCAGCCGCGGCAACGACACCCTCTGATCATGTTGATCAAGGTCCTACGGCAAACAATGCTGGCAGGCCAGGTGATCCGTCTCGGGGAAGTCCATGAGGCTTCCCCCTCGGACGCCAAGCTGTTGATCGGCATTGGCAAAGCTGTTGCGGTCGCCGACAAGGTGGCCGATTTGGTTGAGGAAATTGCTCAACCAGCACCTAAACCATCTACCCCTCGACGGAGGGCTAAATCATGACCATCCACAATCTTGGCTCGAAGACCACGGTCTTGGGTCTGCTCCGCAATGACGTTGTAACTGCTACAGGCACCGGCTCTGCTGTTGACCTGCAGGGTTATGAAGGCGATATGGCTGTCCTTCTGGACGCCGAAGCCGGCGGTGCCAGCATCACCTACGCCGTGAAGCTGACCGAATCCGACACCTCCGGCGGTACTTACACCGACGTGACTGGTGGCGGCTTCACCACCACCACCGCAAACACTGCTTCGCTGCAAAAGATCTTCGTCAACGTGACTTCCCTGAAGCGCTTTGTGAAGGTCTCCATCACCGTGGCTGGTGGCACCGGCGCCGGTGCCGTGGCTGTGATCGGTCTGGCTTCTGCGAAGTACGGCTGATCATGGCTCTGACGGAGGATCTGGATATCTTCCTGGCGGACTTTGGCGTCAGCTGCACGGCTGGCGCCACTACCGCTAACGGGATCCTGGATATGCCCAGCCAGGTGATCAGCGATGGGATGGTGCTCACCACCGACTACACGCTGACAGCCAGAACCTCCGCATTTGGCAGTCTCATCCGCGGCGACTCGATCACTGTGGATGGGACTGCTTACACCGTCCGCGAGACGATGTTGATTGACGATGGCAAGTTCGTTCAGCTCGGGATACAGAAGACATGAGCGGTCCCTTCAAGGTCAACACACGGAGCCAGTGGGCAGCACAGAATCCTGTGCTGATGGCAGGAGAGCCTGGCCTTGAAAGTCAGACCGGCAACCTGAAGATTGGTGACGGCAGGACAGCGTGGAACACGCTGCCGTATTTCAGCAGTCCTGCGAACTGGGCATCGTTCTGGGATACAACGTCGCAGACCGCTACAGCTAATACGCCAACGTCGATCCTGTTGCGGAAGAACGACCTAGACAACCGTGGCATCAATGTGATCTCCAATAGCCGGATCACGGTTGACCACCCTGGCATCTACAGCTTTACGTTCTCGATCCAGTTCAGCAATACTGACTCCAGCATCCATGATGTCAACGTTTGGCTCCGCAAGAACGACAATGGCGCTAGTGGTAATGTGGCCGACAGTGATAGCAAGTTCAGCATCATTGCCAGGCATGGCGGTATCGACGGCAATGTGATCGGAACGGTGAACTTCATCCTCAAGCTGGCGGCGGCGGACTACATCGAGCTGATCTGGGCAACCAGCAACGCTGCTGCATACATCCACGCCGAGGCCGCGGCGACCAGTCCGTTCGCGCATCCGGGGATTCCGGGCATCATTTGCACAGTGGTGCAGGTGGCATCGGCATGACAACGAAGCGCGAGTCGATTCTGGCCGGTATCCGCACGGCGCTCACGAACACCACTGGTGTGAGCACCAGGATCTATCGCAGCAGGGTGGAACCGCTAGCTAGGGGCGAGCTGCCGGCGATTGTGGTCGAGCCGATCAACGATGTGTGCGTGCAGTTGACGAGCACACCAACGCTGGACTGGACGCTCACCGTGCGCGTTGCAGTGATCGTGCGTGGCAACATCCCTGATCAGGTGGCTGATCCGATTGTGGAGAGTTTGCACGCGAAAGTGATGGCAGATCTGACGGTCGGAGGCCATGCCTACGACGTGCAACCGACTGGAGTTAGCTTCGATATGCAGGAGGCAGACCAGCCATCTGGTGTGATCTCCTGCGACTACGTGGTGAAGTATCGGACTCGAGTCGCTAATTTGGCGCAGAGTCCGTAGTAGCTACGATGATGGACGAATACAAAGGCCAGGGCGGCAGCTATCTGGTCGACAAGAAAACCGGCAAGCGAAAGCTCGTCGAGCGGACCCAGCCGGCTCCCCACCCCCAACCCGAGGTAGCCACCAATGGCCTCAGTTCTGACACGCCGGCGTTTGATCCTGGCGAAGATTGAAACCACCTACGCCACTGACTCCAGCCCGACCGGCTCGAGCAATGCCATCTTGGTGCGCAACCTCGAGATCCAGCCGCTGGTCGCTGAGACCGTAAACCGCGACCTGGTGCGTCCTTACATGGGGCAAGCCGATCAACTGCTGGCGCAGACCCGGGTCGAGGTGACCTTCGAGGTGGAGCTGGCTGGCTCCGGCACTGCTGGGACCGCTCCGGCCTATGGTCCGGTGCTGCGTAGCTGCGGCCTATCTGAGACGCTGGTGACTAGCACCAGCGCCACCTACGCGCCCGAGAGCAGCGGCTTCGAGAGCTGCACCATCCACTACCACGAGGATGGCATTCGCCACAAGCTGACCGGCTGCCGCGGAAGTTTTGAGATTTCCGGGGAGGTTGGCCAGGTGCCCGTGATCAGCTTCACCATGACGGGCATCTACAACGCCCCGACCGATGAGACGCTGCCCACCCCGACCTACGCCAACCAGGCCACCCCGCTGATCTTCAAGCAGGGCAACACCACCAACTTCACCGCCTTCTCCTACAGCGGCTGCCTGCAAAGCTACAACTTCAGCATGGCCAACGACGTGATCTATCGCGAGCTGGTCGGCTGCTCGAAGGAGATCATGATCACCAACCGGGCGCCCAGCGGCACCATCGTGATCGAAGCTCCGACCATTGCGGCCAAGGACTTCTTCACGATCGCTACCGGCAGCAGCACCGGCAGCATCACCTTCCAGCACGGCACGACCGGCGGCAACATCGCCACGGTGACCACTGCCCAGTCCGATCTGGGCAACCTGACCTATTCGGATCAGGATGGCGTGCAGATGCTGAACATGCCGTTTATTGCAGTTCCGACCAGTTCAGGCAATGATGAGTTCAGTCTCGTTTACACCTGATCTTGGCTTTCGTACTTAAGCAGTCCGGCACTTACTCGTGGCCGGTCGCCTTTGATCTCCCGATCGATGGTGGCCGCCACGAGCGCCAGACCTTTGATGGTGAGTTCAAGCGCCTGCCGCAAAGCAAAATCGGTCCAATGGTCGCCGAGTTGCAGAAGCTCGAAGACCTGGGCGACCTGGATCAAATCACCGACATCGCCCGCGATGTGTTGGTGGGTTGGTCTGGCATCAATGATGATCATGGCAAGGAGATCCCCTTCAGCCAGAAAGCACTCGACGAATTGCTCGAGGTGCCGTTCCTCGCCATCGCTGTGCTGAAGGCTTACATGGACAGCATCAAAGGGGCTAAGCGAAAAAACTGATCGAGGCCGCTGAGCATTGGGCAGGCGGTGGCGTTGTGGACGAAACCGCCGACGATGCCGCGGCCTTTGGTCTTGAGCTGCAAGACCTCCCACCACCACCGGATGAAGACTTCGGAATTTGGCCGGAGAACTGGCCAGTGGTCGAGATGTTCCTGCGAGTTCAGACGCAATGGCGCACCACGATGAGCGGGGTGATCGGATTGGACTATGCAGCGGTGCGCTGGCTGTTTAAGCTGTACGACGTAGAGGAACCGCGCGCGCTGCTGGAGGACCTGCAAATCATGGAGGCCGCAGCGATGACCGTGATCAATAAACAGGGGGCATAGCCATGGCGATGAACATGGATGCCATGCTGCGGATCAAGGCAGACGTTCAAGGCGAAAACAATATCCGACGGCTTGGCAATTCCATGCAGGGATTGCAGGGGCAGGCCAAGAACGCGGCCATGTCATTTAATGGTCTGAAGGGTGCCGTCGCTGGCTTTGGTGCAGCTATCGCTGGGAGTGCAATCGTTGGCGGACTCTCGGCGATTGTGAAGAAATCTATCAACGCCGGCGATGAACTGTTCAACCTTCAAGCCAAGACTGGCATCGCCGCTGTCGCTCTGACCGGAATCGGTAATGCTGCCAAGCTAGCTGATGTTGATATGGGCAGCTTGGGCAAGGGCATCAACAAGCTGAACTTGAACTTGGTGAAGGCAGCGGAGGGCAACGACGACATGCAGCGCCTTCTCAAGCAGTTGGGCGTCACAGCTAAAGACGCCAACGGTCAACTGATCCCAACCGATAAAGCGCTTAAGCAAATTGCGGACAAGTTCGCCGATATGCCTGATGGAGCAAAGAAGGCACAGATGGCCGTGGCCTTGTTTGGCAAGGCAGGCGCCGAGTTGATTCCGCTGCTGAATGAAGGCGCGGCCAGTATGGAGAAATTTACCTTCAAGATTTCCGATGATTTCGCTGCCAGGTCTGATCTGTTCAACGACACGCTGACCGAGTTTGGGATCAAGACTCAAGGCTTCGGGATGGAGTTGACCGACGCACTACTCCCTGCTCTGCAGTCAATCATCGAAGTGTTTGGCGAGCTGTTTGATAGCAAAACTGACTGGACTGATCTGTTCAATGTCATCAAGTTCGGCATCCGCAGCGTGGCGGCTGTGCTGCTTGGCATGGTCAAACTCGTCGATGAAGCTGTTCGGCTGATCGGTTCCTTTGCAAAACGGGCTGCGCTGGCATTTAAGGGCGACTTCGCTGGTGCGCAGGCTGAGGCCGATCGCTTTGGCGCTGACTTCATGAAGCGCTTTCAAGCGAACATGGGTCAATTCCAGCGGTTGTTCACGGATGCCCCATCCCCAGGCACCGGGCGCCGCACTGGGCGGACAGCACTGGACATGAGCGGGGCGGATGCGCGAGCCGCTGCGGAGGCTAAGCGTGCTGCAAACGAAGCCGAGAGACTGCAGCAACGTCGCAACACATTGACGCAGCAGCTGGTGGATCTGCAGGAAAGCCTGCGTCGAAAGGTAGAGGATGCCAACGCGGCGTTCGCCAATGTTGGCGGCACGCCAGTGGAGAAACTGCTGGCCGATCGTACTGAAGCCATTCGTGAGAACGATCGAACCGTTGATGATCTGACGCAGCAGGTCGTCAAGTTGTTCCGTGACATCAGAGCGGCTGGCGGCGAGATGAACGTGAAACCGCTGGAAACATTGATCAATCAACTTTCCAAAGCAAATACAGAGCTAGCAAATCAGCAGCTAACGCAAGGCCTCAAAGATCTGCTGCCATCTCTTGATGACTATGACGCAAAGATTCGCGAGGTGCAAAACGATAAGAAGGTATTGACTGAAGTTGAGAAGCTGAACGCTCAGATCAACCTGTTGCAGCTTGACATCTTAGCTGCTACGAACCCCGCGCTAGCTGAGCACATCCGCCTGCTTCGTGATCGTGCTGCTGCACTTGATGATGCCAACAAGAAACAAAAGGAGCAGGAGGATAGCTTTGGCGCGAACTTCAATGAGAAGATCAAGGCCTACTATGAATCGATCAGCAACTTCGGCGCTCAAGTTGGGGATGCCGTCGTCAATACCTTCCAAGGTCTAGAGGATCAACTGACCAGCTTCGTCACCACCGGCAAGGCGAACTTCACCGATCTGGCCAACAGCATCATCGCCGACATTGCTCGCATCGCGATCCGGCAGGCCATCATCAGGCCGTTGGTGGGTGGCGTGATGGATTTGTTCAATATCCCTAGGAGCGCCATGGGCAACGTCTTTGCCCAGAACGGCATCCAGAAGTTCGCCCGTGGCGGCATCGTCGATAAGCCGACGATGTTCCCCTTCGCCAAGGGCATCGGCCTGATGGGTGAGGCCGGACCTGAAGCGATCATGCCGCTGCGCCGCGGCCGTGATGGCCGGCTCGGTGTGCAGGCAGCTAACGGCGGTGGTGCGGTGAGCGTGACGGTGAACGTTGATGCCGCTGGTTCTAACGTGCAAGGTGACGGCAATCAAGCTAATCAGCTTGGCAAGGCCATTGGCATCGCGGTCCAGCAGGAACTGATCAAGCAGAAACGTCCAGGAGGTTTGCTCGCATAATGGCCACTTTCACCTACACGCCGAGCTTCAGTGCTGATCTGTCCGAAGCGCCTACGGTGCGCACCGTTAAATTCGGCGATGGCTATGAGCAACGCCTTGCCTATAACTTGAACACACAACCAAAGACCTGGCAGCTTCAGTTCAGCAATCGAAATGATACCGAACGGGACAACATCCTCACCTTCCTGCGCGCTCGAGGTGCTACTGAGTCATTTGATTGGACTGATCCGAATGGCTATGCCGGCAAGTGGGTGTGCAGCGAATGGCAGACCAGTCAGGTGAGCTGCAACTTCAACACCATCACAGCCACCTTCCGTCAAGTATTTGAACCCTGATGGCATAAGCATCTAAACTGCTAGTACCGGAGATCTTCCATGAGCACCATCGTCACCCGCGCCGGCAAGGGCAGCCCACTGACCCACACCGAGCTGGACGCCAACTTCACCAACCTGAATACCGACAAGGCTGGTTACATCACCGGCGAAGGCGGCACGGTTACCCAAGCCACCAGCAAAAGTACCGGCGTGACCCTCAACAAGCGTTGCGGCCAAATCACCCTGAACGGCGCCGCTTTGGCAGCAGCGACCACGGTGTCGTTCACGCTGACCAACAGCACCATTGCCTCCACTGATCTGCTGGTACTCAACCACGTCAGTGCTGGAACGGCAGGCGCCTATCTTCTTAACGCTCAAGCCGGTGCAGGTTCTGCTTCGATCAACGTCCGTAATATCACTGCCGGCTCGTTGTCCGAGGCAATCATTATTGGTTTTGCCGTCATTAAAGCTGTCACGGCATAACGCATGGCCTACGTTGTAACCGGCTACTGGGATGCTGGTTACGTCACCAGCGACAGCCAAGCCAGCCTCACTGCCGCATTACAGGAGATCGCTCCTGGTGCAGTCATCGAGCTATTTCAGCTCGAATTGAATGCTGCCCAGCACGGCGTTGACCAGACGTATTACTTTCACGCTGGTTTCAACGAAGTCCTGACAGACATCATTTGGAACTCGCAGGCGTACCAAGCACTGCCAATCGAGGCAGATGGTTTTGAGTACAACGGCAACGGCCAACTGCCGCGCCCAAAACTGCGTGCATCCAACCTACTTGGCTCGATCACCGCAATCCTTGCCACCCTGCCAGAAGGCTTAGAAGGCGCCAAGGTTATTCGTATCAGGACGCTAAAGCGATTCTTAGACGCGGAAAATTTTGCTTCCGGAGATGTACTTCTTTTGGAAGATGGTTCAAGGCTGTTGTTTGAAGATGGCACTTCAATTTTCCTTGAACCTGTAAATGCCACGGCCGACCCCTACGCCGAGTGGCCACGGGAGATTTATTTCGTTGATCGAAAGTCAGCCGAAACCCGCGATGTTGTTGAGTTTGAACTGGCCAGTGCTTTTGACCTTGCTGGTGTGCGAGCGCCAAAGCGGCAATGCGTGACACGGTGCCAGTGGGTTTACCGCTCTGCTGAATGCAGCTATGCCGGCACCAATTTTTACAACGAAAACGACGAGGTGGTTCTGAACGCCAGCCAAGACGTTTGCAGCAAGCGCGTCGATAGTTGCAAACTGCGCTTTGGTCAAAACGCTGAGTTGCCGTTTGGTGGCTACCCCGGCATCGGCACCTACTTCGCATGAGCTGGCGTGATGCTGCCTTAGCCCACGCACAGGCCGAGGATCCCAATGAAGCCTGCGGTGTTGTGGTGGTAATCAAGGGCAAGGAGCGTTACTGGCCATGTAGCAACCTTGCTACCCACGCCGAACAGATGTTTGTGCTGGCACCCAACGACTATGCCGCTGCCGAGGATGCCGGTGAGATTGTTGCCATCGTCCACAGCCACCCGATCACACCAGCCATCGCTAGCGAGGCGGACAAGGTAGCAGCCGAAAAAACTGGCCTGCCTTGGCACATCGTCAATCCCAAAACCAATGCCTGGAGCATTTACACCCCCAATGGATACAAGGCACCACTGATCGGCCGTCAGTGGGTGTGGGCTGTGCAGGATTGCTGGACGCTGGCGCGTGACTGGTATGCCGAAAACGGCATCGAACTCCGCGACTGGGACCGCCCGCTAGACCCAGGGCAGTTCTTGGCTGCACCCATGTTTGAGGGCTGTTGGGCTGCGACAGGTTTCCGGCAACTCCAAGACGACGAACCACTGGAGCGCGGCGACCTACTGCTTTTGTCGATTGGATCACCCGGCCTCAACCACTGCGGCGTGTATTTGGGTGATGGGATGTTGTTGCATCACCTGCAAAATCGCTTATCGACTCGTGACTTATACGGTGGCTGGCTCTTAAAATGCACAGGAAGGAGGTTGCGCCATGCTCCGTAAGATCAAGCTCTACGGACCGCTGGCTCAGTTCATCGGCAGGCGTGTGCTGCAGGCAGATGTTGCCAGTGCTGCCGAAGCCGTGCGTTTTTTGGTGGCCAACTTCCCCGCCGTTGAAAAACACATGGCGGACCAGCATTACCGCATCACTGTTGGCAGCGAAGATCTAACCCTAGATCAACTGCACGAGCCGACCGGCCTGCAGGACATCAAAATCGTCCCTGTGTTGACTGGTGCGGGTGGAAGCACGGGCTCCATTCTTGCTGGCGTGGCGTTGATTGCCCTAAGTTTTGGCATTGGAGCCATTGCATCTGCCGGAGTAGCACTAGGCGGTTTGGCCGGAATTGGCACCGTCGGAACCGCATTTGTTGGTGTGGGTGCCAGCTTGGTCCTCGGTGGCGTCGCGCAACTACTCAGTCCAGTCCCCACTGTCACACAGGGCGCCAACAGCAATACCGACCCTCGCAAGAGCTACAGCTTTTCTGGCATCCAGCAAACTTCACGCCAAGGGACACCCGTTCCAATTTGCTACGGGCTGACCTTGACCGGCAGTGTTGTCATCTCTGCTGGTGTTGATACTGAACAGGTGAAAGCATGACAATCATTGGTGCAGGCTTTGGCAAGGGCGATGGTGGCGGCAGTTCACGCACGCCAAGCACGGCTAAGGACAGCCTTGACTCGCGTCAGTATGCCAACGTTATTGACCTGATTTCAGAAGGTGAAATTGAGGGTTTGGTGCAGCAAACAGTCACCATCGATGGCGTGCCAACTGCATCAACACTTCCCTCGATTTACCTCAACAATACGCCAATCCAAAACTTAAACGGCACCTACAACTTTGAAGACGTTGAAATTTATACCCGCAACGGCACGCAAAATCAAACCTACATCCCGCTCAGCCCTGGCGTTGAAGACGAGAAGCCCGTTGGCCTCACAATCGTCAAAGACGTTCCACTGGTTCGCAGTATTACCGATGTCGATGTTGATGCTGTTCGTGTAACCATTGCTATCCCTGCACTTCAGCGGATTGACCCCAACACCGGCAATACAAACGGTGCATCTGTACAGCTAAAAATTGCTGTTCAATATGCTGGCGGCGGTTTTACCGATCAAGCAATCGGATTGAATGGTGCCACCACCGACACCATTACAGGGCGTACAGGCGACGAATATCGCAAGGACTACCTGATCCAACTGACACGCCTAAACCCCAGCGACTCTGTTGACATTCGCGTTACTCGTGTAACCGCCGACAGCACCAGCGCACTACTCAGCAATGCCTTTAATTGGCAGAGTTACACGGAGATCATTTGGGCAAAGTTGCGCTACCCCAACAGCGCCCTTGTCGGTCTGCGTGTTGATGCCGAACAGTTCAACAGCATCCCTAGCCGCAGTTACCTCGTCAAAGGCGTCAAGGTGGCAATCCCCGCTGGGGTGAGCGTTGATCCACAAAACGGGCGCATCATCTATCCCGAAAACTTTGTCTGGAATGGAACGTTTGCTGCTGCTACTTGGACGGCGTGCCCCGCTTGGATCTTGTACGACTTATTGACAAGTAGTCGCTACGGATTTGGCGAGCACATTGATGCTGCCCAACTGGACAAGTGGGCATTTTTTGCTGCTTCCAAATACGCCAACGAACTTGTCGATGACGGCTTTGGTGGCACGGAGGTGCGTTTCTCGTGTAACACCACAATTCAAACTGCCGAGGAAGCCTACAAGCTCGTCAACGACCTGCTTTCGGTGATGCGTTGTCAAGGCTTCTGGAGCAGCGGCAGCATGACAATCGCGCAGGATCGCCCCTCTGACGCAGCCTTCCTGTTTACTGCTGCCAACGTCACCCCTGAAGGTTTTAGCTATAGCGGCAGCAGCCTCAAAACCCGCCCCAACGTTGCGGTCGTCAGCTACCTCGATATTGGCCGCTACAACAGTTCGGGCGTTTGGCAACCGGGGCTTCGGGACACAGCCTACGAAGTGGTCGAAGACACCGAGGCGATTGATAAGTACGGCGCGGTCCGCACTGAGATCAGCGCCTTCGCCTGCACCAGCCGCGCACAAGCCAACCGCATCGGTCGCTGGCTCCTCTATTCCGAACGCTACGAAAAGGAAGTCGTCAGCTTCACCTCAAGCTTGGATGCCGGCCAGCAAGTGCGCCCCGGCCAGATCATCTTGATTGCCGATCCAGTCAAGGCTGGTTCCCGTCGCGGCGGTCGCGTCAACACCGCCACCACAACCGTCATCACCGTCGACAACACATCTAATACCGATCTCTCCTACAGCCCCGGCGCCTCAACACTGAGCGTAATCCTGCCCGATGGCACGGTCGAACAGCAGCCGGTGCTCGACATCGTTGGCGCAGACATCACCGTAACCACCCCGTTCTCAGTAGCCCCTAACAGCAATTCGCTGTGGGTACTGGAAAGCCCCACGCTTGAAACATCCACTTGGCGCGTGCTGAGCGTCCAAGAACAAGACAGTGCTGTCTACACAATCACCGCGATTGCATATAACGCCAGCAAATACGACTACATCGAGAACGGCTTTGAACTGCAGCAGCGCGATACCACAGACCTCAACGTCATCCCTGACGCTCCATCCGGCCTGCAGGTGTTGGACATTCCAGTGCCGGGCGGTGGCACCACCAAAGAAGTGCAGTACGAGCTAAATGGCCGCATCGCTATCAAGATCACATTTGCTTGGCTGGGACCAAAGGGCATTAAAAATTTCCGCGTCAAATACCGCCACGAGGACGACAACTTCACCACGCGCACCGTCCAAGGCACCACGTTTGACATTGAGGATGTACGCCCCGGCGCGTACGAGATCCAAGTCAGCAGCATCAGCGCAAGCAACGTCCTGTACAGCTCTCCAGCGATTGCTACTTACATCGTCGAGGGCATTAGTGCTGCGCCGCTGGATGTAACTGGCTTGACGCTGGTGCCGATTAGCGAAGCCCTCGCCGTGCTGACTTGGAATCAAACCACGGAATTGGATGTACGCGTTGGCGGCAAAGTCATTATTCGCCACGACCCACGTCCAATAACTACTGCTTCTTGGGCTTACAGCACACAGGTTGTCACCGCCGTGGCAGGCAATGCAACGCAAAAGCAAGTGCCTCTATTGCCTGGAACATATTTTGTCAAATTCCAAGACTACACGGGCAACCAATCTGAAAACGCAACTGCATTTGAAGCCAACCTACCCGAATACGAATCGCGTTTGAAGTTGGATTTATATGTTGCACTTACGTATGTTCAAGATGTTTTTTCCACGGATCATTATTTTGCAGGTGCTCAATTTGAAGAAGAAAATTTAATTACGTTTGTTGCTGGCTTTACTCTGCCGGCTTCATTTAGTGGAACCACCGTCAACTGTTCATACGATGTACCCGAAAACGCCTTAGTCATAGATCTCAATCTCTATGTTGCGTTGGATTACTACGAACCTATTTATGCTCTTGGCGATGCACAAGCGGAATACTATTTCCGCGAGACTCTTGATCTTGGCGATGTATTCGATGTCAATTTCCGTCGATACATACTGAAGCGTGATTTAAATGTATCTGGCCTATTTGATAGCGCCCCCGGATTATTTGACGATCATCCAAGTTTGTTTGATGGCAACACCAGCGATGCTACCAATGTTACTTATTACATTCGTGCAACAAACGACGATCCAAGCGGTACACCAACATGGGGTGAGTACACCGAAATTATCAACGGTGTGGTGCAAGGACGTGCGTTTGAAATCAAGGCAATCCTCACAACGAACGATGCTTCGGTCAACATTGCCATTGAACAGTTACGCATGATCCCTGAGCTGGTGCGGCGTGTTACATCCAGCTCCAATCCGACAAAAGCCACAACTGTCCAGTTCGACCATGCCTTCTTCGACATTTACTCAATGGCCATCACGCCGGTTGAGCTGCTATCCGACGAGCGTTACCTGCTCTCGAACGTGACCACCACAGGCTTTGAGGTCGATTTTTACGCTGGTGCAGCTACGATTGAAAAGGCGTATCACTACACCGCCACAGGATTTGGGAGAGCACTGTAATGGCGCAGTCTGATCAGACCGTACAGAACGCCACATTTCCGGCAGTCCGCACCGATATCAATGACAACCTGGCGGCACTGTTCAGCCAAAGCTCTGGCGCAAGTGCTCCCGCCACCACTGTCGCCTTTCAGCCTTGGATCGACATCAGCACCAGCCCCGCCGTCTGGAAAGTTCGTAACGCCACCAATACCGGCTGGATTGTCATTGGCACGCTTAACGCCACTTTTGCAGTAGGTGGTCTGACTGCAATCGCCAATGGCGGCACCGGCCAAACCACCGCATCGGGTGCCATTAATGCCTTGGTGCCATCACAGACCGGAAACGCCAGCAAAGCCCTCGTTACTGACGGCTCCGTGGTGAGCTGGGGCAGCCTGACCAACTCCCAAGTCTTTTACTACACAACGGTTGGCGCCACGACCTGGACAAAACCATCCACAGGTGTCGTTGCCTTGGTGACCATTTGGGGCGGTGGCGGTGGTGGTGGACGTAACAGTGCTGGAAGTGCGGGAGGTGGAGGCGGCGGTGCGTGTGTGCAGAGGCTTTATCAACTTGCTGATTTGCCTAGCACCGTAACGGTCACCGTTGGCGCTGGTGGTCTTGGTGGTGTTAGCAGTTCTTCAAACGGCGCCGCAGGAGGCACTACAACGTTTGGCGCATTGCTATCCGCCTTTGGTGGCGGTGGTGGCGGAAATATCGAAGGTGGCGGTGGTGGTGGTTCAGCGTCAGCCGGTGCTCAAGGCAGTGCTGGTGGTGCTGGTGGTGCTGGTGGTGGCACCTTGTTTGAAGGTGGTGATGCAACTGCCGGTGGGGCTGCTTTTGGTGGGGCTGCCGGTGGCACTGGAACTGGTGGCAGTTCTGGCTGGGGTGGTGGCGGTGGAGGCTCCACTGGTGGTACATCAATTAACGGTGGCGCTGGTGGGGGCACATCTGTTGCAGGCTTAGTACCGGGTGGTGGGGGCGGACGGGGCTCTGGTGCTGCAGCGGGAAATGGCGGTGCTGGCGCTGCATTGATTGTGGTGTGGTGATGGCTAGCGCATTTATGCTGGCTACAACCTGATTCGAATCGTTTACAGGAATCCTGACCTATGGCTGACCGCAAGATTTCAGATTTGACGGCATTAACGGCGCCTGCCTCTGGCGACTATTTGCCGATTGTTGACATCAGCGAAGCAGCGGCAGCCAACAAAAATAAGCGCATCACGATTGAGGAATTATTTCGCGGCATCCCGCTTGGCACGGCAGCAGCGCCGAGCATTGCGATTGAAGGCGACGAAAACACCGGCATCTATTCCCCTGGCGCAGACCAAGTAGCCATCTCAACTAATGGTGGTGGAAGGCTATTCATTGACTCCAGTGGCCGTGTCAACATCGGCACCACATCGGAGCCCAGAAGGCTGCACGTCAGTAATGGCTATAGCGCAGCAACATCACTGGACGGCTCCCTTGTTCAGCTTATCTCTAACAATGGGAGCACTGGTGATTACGCCGGTCTTGGCATTTTGGGTGGCAATACAGGCGGATCGTTTATTCATTTTGGTGACACCGATGACGCTGGCGTTGGTCGGATTGGTTACTTCCATAGCGACAACTCCTTCCGCATCAACACAAACGGCGGCGAGCGCCTCCGCCTCACCTCAACCGGCGCTCTGAACTTCGTCGGCGCAGGCAGTGCAGGCTCCACCCAAGCCGTCAGCTTTAACGGCAGCGCACCTGTTAACAGCCTCGTTATTGACTCCAGTGGGCGGGTAGGTCTGGGGACGGGTAGCCCTGAGGCACCTCTTTCAATAAAAGCAGAAAATTCAGACGCGCTTACGTTAAATTTTTCAAATTCAGCAGTTGTTCCTGCTTTTAGGCTTATTAACGGATTAGGTACAGCCGCCGGCTGCGTAGATGGCTGGAAGATTAACTATCGCCCCAGTTATGCGAGTGGCTCGGGTTCCGGAGCCGATAAAACAGCAATTCAGTTAATTAATACACACTCTAGAAATGACGCAGATCTTGCTTTGTTGCCTTCTGGAGGCCGCGTAGGGATTGGCAATACTGCGCCTGGAAACATTAACAGCAATACCGATGATCTTGTTATTGGCGCTGGTAGTAGTGATCGAGGAATTACCCTTTACACAGGATCTACATCCGCTGGCTATTTAGCCTTCACTGATACTGGCGACACAACTAACCAAGGCTGGTTTGGCTATAGCCACACAGATAACGCCCTTTTGTTTGGAGCAAATAGCTCCGAACGCGCCCGCATCGACAGTTCGGGACGCCTGTTAGTTGGCACGTCTAGTTCGCGTACCGTTCATGGCGATCACACCCCACAAATCCAACTTGAAGGAACCACGTACCAAGGCTCTACCCTAAGCATTATCAATAATGGGAACAACGAGTTTGGCGCTTACATATTTCTGGGCAAAGCGAGAGGCGGCTCCATTGGATCAAACACAATTGTTAACAACGGTGACTCGTTAGGACAAATTCGATTCAGTGGATCCGATGGTGTTGGAGACTTCTCTGTTGGCGCACTTGTTGAAGCAAAGGTTGACGGAACGCCTGGATCAGGCGACCTCCCAACAAGACTAGAGTTCTCCACTACCGCCGATGGAGCGAGCAGCCCGACGGAGCGGATGAGGATTAACAGTGTTGGAAGTATTAAGCAACAAGGAGCTAGCTCTTCTCTTGAGAGTGCGACTGGCGACTTCAATGAAGTGAACATTCATAACACGGTAACAACTGTATTATTACAAAGAGCGACAAACTCTTCTTTTGCTTCCAGTGTATCTGTACTAAAAGCTGTCAGAGCAGCTTCCTCAAGCTATAACTTCCTTGTAGCTGACTCTGATTCTTCTGGCTCCTCTGACACTGAGTTTAAGCTTCGCGGTGACGGTCAAGCTTACGCAGACGGCTCTTGGAACGGCGGCGGTGCTGACTACGCTGAATACTTTGAATGGAGCGACGGCAACCCTGATGAAGATGATCGCCGTGGCATTAGCGTTGTCTTAGATGGCAATCAAATCCGCCCTGCCGAAGATGGCGAAGATCCTATCGGTGTAATTTCTGGCAACCCCAGCGTGGTCGGTGACGCAGCTTGGAACAAGTGGTCCGGCAAGTATCTGCGTGATGACTACGGCACTTACATCCTTGAGGACTACGAGGTCGTCAACGATGAAGGCGAAACCGTCATCCAGCAGCGTCGCAAATTGAACCCCGCCTACGACCCCGACCAGGAGTACGTCAACCGCGAAGATCGCCCCGAGTGGGATTGTGTCGGTTTGATGGGCAAACTCCGTATCCGCAAAGATCAACCTACTGGCAGCCGCTGGATCAAGATGCGCGACATTAGCGATTCCGTTGAAGAATGGTTGGTTCGCTGAGACCTTGTAGTCCTACTCACTACCATCGATGGAACTCACCAGAGACGAAATCAGGGTTGTCTGGCTAGCAGTCCACAACTACGAGCCTTACGACCCTGAAATTGCGTGTGGCTTATCCGAAGAACGCCAGCTTGAGATTTGCTGTGAGATTCGTGCCAAAATCTTTGCTGAAGTGACCAAGTAGTCACCTATGACCCGCCCCTTCTCCGAACTCACCAAGGACTTCGACCCTGAGCGCCGGGAGCGCATCGAACAGCGCAAGGAAGAAATCCAAGATGACTTCGTGGAATCCCCGGAGTGTTTCGCCTTGGTTTACCCGAGCTGGCTTGAGTCAGACGCAGACGAGGACGAGTAAACCGGCCATTCCCAACAGGTTGCACCACCATTAAACTCCAACAGAACTAGCTTTCATCATGGCCAAAGCTGCTGCACCTGAAGCACCCACCACGGTCTTCACCTGGCACATTGCCAACCTAGAGCGCGAGACCGCTGATGGGTTCGTGATGACGGCGCACTACACCATCGACGCCAACGATGGCACCTATAACAGCGGCGCCTATGGCAGCCTTGGCTTTGAGCGCCCCGACAAGCTAATCCCTTTTGCGGATCTCACCGAGGAGATGGTGATCGGTTGGGTTAAAGACCAGTTTGGCGCTGAGAAGGTGGCCGAGATCGAAGCCGCCCTGCAGGCTCAACTAGATGAACAGCGGCATCCGACGCAGGCTGCAGGTGTGCCGTGGCAGTAAAGTCGAAGACCGGCACCGCTCGCATCGAGCATCAGCCGGGACCGCCGAAGACCACACGCCAAGGGTACGGCCAACAGTCCCGCCCTCGGCGCCGCGGCCGTAAGCCACTGAGGGGGCAAGGCCGTTAATGGATCGCGACACTCTTGAGAATTGGCGCAAGATTCGCGACCACCTCGAGCGTGTTGGGAAGACGAATAACCACTACTATCGCCGTGCGCTGGTCATCCTGCAGGGGAGGCCGGACCCATTCGATCGCTACGATGGATGGGATGGAAGCCGCAGCAATGGCTGAAGAACCACAGAGCGTAGGTGGCGTCTTCTCCGCCTCGCTGCCCACCGTCTTAGCTACTGGCATGATCGCGATCGGTGGTCTGCTGATCTCGATGCAGATCCAATCAGCACGGATCGAGGCCACGGTGGTGCAAATGGCCAAATCGATCGAAGAGCTGAAGATCGACGCACGCAACGAACTGTCCGACCTAGACAAGCGCGTGCGCGCACTTGAGCTTCAGCAGTAACTTAGGGATTCAGGCACTGCTGTTATGTCCCCTGAAACCATTGCGATCATCGCGATCATCGTGGCCGCCGGCTCCGAGATCATCGCTGTCTCCCCGCTGAAGTCCAATAGCTGGCTGCAACTCCTCA